TTGATTACAATGCTTTTTCTAAGTCTAAAGTATTAAGAACTAAAGTAGGCAGTGTAGTAGGCCAGTTTCAACACTATTCATTTAAGTTTTTTGAAAAGAACGCAGAAGTACTTAGAAATGCAAAAAATGATATCATGGTTGGTGATGTTAACGGTAATGATGCATGGAAGCTTTATAGATTAGGTATAGTATACTTTATGGCTCCAGCTATTGCAAGTGCCATAACAGGTATTGATATAGGTAATATAGTAGAGCATGATCCTGCATCTAAATTAAAAAAACTAGCATTAGGGTTTACTGGCGATCCTAGCTCAGAAGAATATAAAAGAGCATTCTTTAATAAAGGCCCTGTAATGGGTACTATAGGTGCTCCTGCTTTAAGTACACTATTAAACTTTGGCATGATGACTGAGCTTATCAATATGGATGAAGATAATATTCTATCCTTAATGGCTGGTTATGATGATGCATATGCTAATGAGCTAAGTAATCAATATAAAAAAGATAAGCTTTATGCTGTATCTAAGTTGTTAAATACTGGATTAAATAGAATTGCATATAGACATTTACCTCAGTTAGCTAAAGGTAATATTGGTTGGGTTGCTCAGAGTGAGCTTGGCTTATATCCTACTGCTGAAGCCAAAAAGAAACAAAATTTAGTTAAAGGCCTAAGCCCAGAAATGTTTAAAGCATTAGAAGAGTTAGAAAAGAAGGGGCGTTAACCCCTCCTATTCCGTAGTTAGCTTTCATTTATTAGTTAGGATTGCTCTTCCCTAATTCGTAGATCATTTTATTGTTAATATCATCTTTAGTCAATTGCATTTTTTCAATTAAAGAATCGAGTAAAGACTCTTGTAATACATAGGTTTCTAGAGAGTCAGGCTTAGAAGACGCATTTTTAATTAAAAGTGTAGTTATATCTAAGTATTGTTCTAGTACTTTCATTGGTTTCTTGTTAAACATTTTCTTCCTTTATTAAGTTTATAAACGTATCTAGCTCAACGATAGCATAGGTTTTACTTTGATTTCTTTTCATTACCAAAACAGGATCTCTATCTGAACTGTTTTCTTCGGCTTGAGCTAAAGACTTCCATAAATCTAGTCTCTCTACATTTTTACATTCGAAGCTGTACTTAATAATCTTGCGAGCAGCAGGAGAAAGTACTATATCTTCCCCACACATACCCATAGTTTGCGACTTAATATCATCTTCCTCTAGCTGAGGAAATGTTTCTCTGAGAATATCTCTTAACATATTTTGTAATCTTCTGCCTTTAGCTTTTGCACTTTTTGCAGACATATTCATCCCCTTCATGTTTACTTGTTAACCATTCATCTACTAACCTGGCATCTAATTCAATGGCTCCTTTACTCATCTCAGGCGTTGCATTGTTGTGGTGCGTAGAGAAGACCGTCACGTATGCTATCATTCGAGCTATCGACATCATGATCTTTTCGTCCAAAACCAAAATCTTCGGCAAGTCTTTTATTCGCCCGTTTAATTGTGTCATCATTTGCTCCTTTTGTTAATGCGTTTATTTTATTCTCCTTATCTCTTTCTTCAGGATCATATCCAGAGCAGCACTCTAAGCATTCTGGACAGAAATCCCAAGGCTCATAACCAATTGATTTATTTTCCATTTCCCAGATATGATAAAGCAAAGGAGTATCACAACACTCACTTATTTGATTCATCATATTCCTCCGCTGGAATGAAATCTTCTCCAACTTTTATATTGCCTAAAACCCATTCTAATGCTTCTATCCAGCCTCCATTATTAGCCCATTCCATCTCTGTCATAGCATGATTTTTATCATAAAACATATCTCTTTCAGTTAACAATACTTTTTCTATCTGCTCTTTACTCTTCATTAAAAAACCTCTTTCTTCGTTTATTTTTAGCTCCAAACTCTCTAACTGCACATCTTTTGCATATTTCCTTTTCATACTCAGGAACTAATGCAGTAATTGCACGATGTGGGTGACGCAGGAAATAGTTTACAGGCTTTTTCCATACGCCACCACAATCTTCACAGTGAAAGTTAACTCTTTTTCTTTGCGGATTCGAGATAGTCCCGAATGTTTTGTATGCTTTCTTCAAGACTTAACTCCAGTTCATTCATTCTACTGTTAAGATCAATCATTCTATCTTTTGTTTCTTCTCTGAATGAATTTACACTATCCATCCAATCTCTTTGTTCAGTGAGCCTATCTTTATACCGTTCTCCGATATTATCCATATTCCCATTTTTTCTTTCATCTGAGTTCATACTGTTTCATCTCCTATGGCTTGATAGGTTACTTCACCTGTATCAGGATTAAAAATGCTTCCATTAGGAGTTCTTGAAGGCTTAACAAATCCACCCTCTTCATTAAAGAATGCATCTATTTCTTCTTCCTCATTAGCGGTTCCTGATTCTTCTATTGACATTCCCCACAATAAGCATAGATATACAATGGCATCTTTTATTCTGCCAGTGACATCTTCTCTTTGTGATTTATGACCTTTAATCCATGCATTAATACCATCCATATGCTTCATAAGATAAACCATTAATGACTGCTCTCTAGATATATCTAAACTATTGGCAACACGTTCAAAGTTAGCGAAGACATTGCTCTCTGAGTGAGCATATTCTTTTTGCCCAGAATCACGAGTTCTTTTAACTTCATCTATCATTAATTTAAACCAATTGTCAAATTCACTTTTCTTCATGAATATACTTCCTTTTTGATTTGATTGTTATGTACGACTAACTTAACATCTAGGTGTTCTCTTTCCCTATTTGCTTCACAGCGTACTTGTAATTGCTCTATTAGTCCAGTTGTTCTACTCTTAGATGGAATCACTGACAATAACTTATTAGTATTGTAAGCGGTTCTAAATGAGCCTTTAGCTGATGCTATATTCATATTACCCTCATGAAATGCAGATTTAGTTATCTCACTAACAGCAAACACAATGATATTATGCTTCACTGCAAGTTCCATCATAGCTTGAGATGCTTCTTCTGTCTTCATATTAGGGTCACGTTGCTTAGATTTAAATAAGCCCATATGATCAACAACAACTATCTCTGGTTTAACAGATAGCATGGCTATACGTTTGTCTAACTCTGCTGCATATGGAGATGAGTAATCTACAGTAAGCCATTGGAATTTCTTATCCATTCCATTCTTCATCTGTTGATAATGATCTCTTAGATCATCTTCTGACCAATTCATCTCTATTTGTACAAATCTAGACCATATTTGCCGTGGTGACATTTCCATTTCTATAAAGTATGTAGGTCTCTTTAACCCATTAACTATATTTTGCAATAGCATAGTCTTCATAGATTTAGGTGGTGCCTGTATTACAACTACTTCACCTGGGTATATAGGAAAGTTTTCACCTTCAAATATACTTCCTAGATTGATAGGCTTAATATCACTTCTCAAGAAATTAATCAAACTATCTTCCATGGATTTAGAATCCATAACAGACTGACTTTTCTTGCTTTTATACAACTTGCATGTTTGACCGCAATGCTTGTCCATAATAGAGTCATTACACCCATACCTGTTACCCTGTCCACCATGAGACTCATAAGAGCTTTTAACTATACTCTCCATCTCCTTAGCGGTAAAGGGACTTCTTTCATCATCTACTTGCTGTCTCCATTGTTCCATGACAATACGAACAACTGACTCAGGGTAGAGCCAACGAAACCAAGCAGAGAGACGTAAAGCAGTTGCGTGACGTTCACCTTGTGCGTTACTAGCAAGCATACTAGATATGCAGGGATAGTTAACTGGATCAGGATTCCTGCCTTGACTAATAAATTCAGGAGTTTTGACTTCTTCACTTTTATTCCTTTCTAGGACATCAAATACTGGTTCACACTCTAACTCAAAGCTAGGTATATCACCAGGTTTATATGCTACTTTCTTTAATGCTTCTAATACATTTTCTTCATGCAGTATACTTATCGGAATTATACTTTTCCACAGCCCTGCCTTTAAATTCTTTGTATTATTGACCCGTATTAACCTTGTTTTATCAGTTACTGATGGATCAGCATAATCAAATATACCACCATTAGTTAAAGCATCTTTTACCTTTAAGTGTAAATTAACATCAGGCTTCCATCTAAATGCTGTACCAGGTATACCAAAATGAAAACCTTTATTACCACTAAAGTATAAACGAAAAGGTATTCCTAAATCTTCTA